TTCATAATCTGCCCGATCAACCACCGCAAATTGCCCCCTCGTCAGTATGATAATTTTCCACGGCTGGAACTGATGTTCCGCCAGTGGGCCTAATTTCCAGTCAATCGTTTGAAACCAATGCATGTCTTTTCCTTTCAGGTGTCGTTACACCCAACAGGTCGCACAGGTGTCTACACACCGCAACTAAAAGTGATTACAAAATGGCCAAGGTTTTGGAATGGGTAGATTGACGAGCGCTAGATAAGTGCAGTAGCGTTAATGAATGGAAAGTGTGGTGAATGAGTGGAAGCAAATTATCGCTGAAGAACAGGAGATAATTTTCGGTGTCACCGGCCTGTTGATCTTTCTTGTTCTCGCCCTTTGGCTAATTTGGAAGGGTGTCTCACCTGAGATTCAGCGCAAACGAGCACCGCTTGTAATGCTTGTTCTAACACCGCTAGTGTTGATGATATTTTTAGGCATGCTGGGCCCGGCTGGGCTGGTTGTCGGGATTTGCACCATGGGCTGCCTGTGGTGGCTGCGGGCAGAAAACAAGCCACCTAACCAGCAATGACTTTTTCTACATCTTCAATGCTATCGAAATAGCCGCCCACCCTCTTCCCGTCCGGCCCGTAGAGCTTAATCTTACTGCCTTTGGATCGCTGAATAGCCCGGTGACCTGACGCACTCTTGTAAAGCATTCCACCCCGCTTGTTAAGCTTCTTAGCAGGCTTCAGAACGTTTGGCTTCTCCGGGCTAAAGTTCTGCTGCCCCCGCTGGTAAGCAGCCTCATCGAAATTAGCCTTTGTGTTGGTAGGGCTGGCGTCAATGATCCGATCCAACCTGAAAGACTTCCAAATGTTGTCCTTCTCATTGAACTTCAGCTCAGCTGGCAGTTCTGGGTTGCCCTTCGTATTGCGAGCCCCTAGCAGCTTGTTCATCAGGTTCCTTTTCTGCACCCCGAACAGCTCTGCGGTTGGTCGATCACCAGCAGCTAACGCATTGACGTAGCCTAACAGATCGCTTTTGAGCGAGTCATAGGTTTGCCACGTATCAGCAAATGGTTGACTCCTGGTGAAGTAGCGTTCGGCTTTGGTTCGCAACTTAGACCAATCCAAAGCTCTCACCACCGCATTTCCAACCTCAGACAGCTCCACTTTGTAAGGAATCATATCGCGGTTGCTCACCGGGATCCTGCTGCTGTAAGTCGCCTGCCCCTGCTTATTGCGTTTGGTTGCTGCACCGTAGGTGATGTTGGCAATGATGCCCTCATTGATAATGGTGTTCAGCGATTGCAGAGCCTCCTTCACCTTGTTGCTGATGAAGGCGCTATCTAAGATGGCTGAGAACTGCTCAGGGCTGAACCATTTGCCAGCGTAACCGCTCTCGGTTTGCACCAGGCCGCCATTACCCTCCACACCATTCAACCTGGCCGCCATATCAGCTGCCACTTCTTTGCTAGCTTTGTTCGCTTGGTAGTTACTGGTGAGGGTGCGCCTGCCGTTAGAGTCTCCCTTTGCCGCTCCAATGTCTTTGAGCTGCTGGAAGGTGGCATCATCCCGCAAATCGCTCACCGTGTAGCTGGCGAAATCTCGGTCTGAAATGGTCTCAGTGGAGCGGTAAGCCTTCCTTCTGGCTGCCACCATGCGGTTGACAATCTTATCGATGGCTTTGGATTGCTTCAGCTGGCCTAAGGATTGCGTTTCCAGTGCTCCGGTGATGCGCTCCAGCTTCTCAGCTGCTCCCCGATGCGTAAGCCAATCCACAGCATTAAGAACGGCAGTGCCTCCAGGAATGTTGGTGCGAGAGCCTTTAAGTAGCCAATTGGGATGCTGACCCCTGACGTAGGCAGAGAAATAGTCAGCCGCGAGCTCCTCCAGCTGGACATCTCGGGGCTGTCGGTCCCAAGTCTGCCGCTGTGCCCTCGGCAATCTCTGCCGGTAACGGTCAAAGATGGCGTTGAGTTGCGATTCTTTGTAGACACCAGGAACGGATTGCTGGCCGTCAGGCGTTTGTTTGCCACCAAAAGCCGTTTTAATGTCGGTGACGTACTGGTCAAAGCCATCCAGCTTAGCCATGGCGTGGATTGCCTCGTGGGCTAACGTATCAGAATCTGACCGACGAGGGTGCAGCCGGATGGTGGGCTTGTCGCCAACTACCTCAAAAACACCCGCAGTCTTCCCGTATTTAGCTTCGTAATCCTTCGGCACCTCAATACGCACGTCCTCACCCGTAACGCCCTTCAGAAGGCCACTGAGATCCATTATGGTTGCCTTAGCCTGATCTGTTCTGCCTTTAGACTGCGCCCAGGCCCTCACATCGTCTGCCTGAGTGCTCACCCATCGGCTCCAGTCGGCATTAATCGCCTGCCGCAGGTTGCTGCCGGATAGTTGCCCGGCTAAACGGGTAGCGCCCGCCCCAGCTGCACCGAGGCCGGCACCAGCACCAATGCCAGAGTAAAAGCCTTCCTGGCCTTCCGCTAAACCGCCTAGGACAGCTCCTGTGACCCCACCCGCTGTGGCACCACCGGCAACCCTGCCAGCTGCGTCCAGAGGGCCATCTAACCACGTTAAACGGCCTGCTGCTTGGCCGGCTAGTGTTCCTGGCCTTGTGGCTGCTGTTCGTTGGAATGCTCCGATCCGAGTAGGGGTAGATTGCATTGACTCGCCAAAGCCACGGATAGCGCCACCAGCAAGTTGTGCAGCGGTTGGGGCAGCAAGGCCACCGAGGGCAGCTCCTGCTGTAGGAAGACCGCCAACCAAACCAGCTCCAGCAGCGGCACCTACCGCCATAGCAGGCCCAACTGCTTGCTCAGGTAGCTTAGAGGCTACAGCAGACTTAACGGAGGCAACTTTATCGCCAACCGCTTCCACTGCTCGGCCTGCGGCTACGCCAGCCCTCTCCAAGCCCTTACCAACAGCCGCCACAGGGGCTCCAGCTGCTCTTGTGGCCGCTCTACCTAAAGCACCGCCACCGACAGCCATAGAGGGGTCTAAGACGTTGCTGAGGGCGTTTGCTAAGTCCTGGTCGATGTCCTCCTCTAGAAACATAGACTCCAGAAGGTTGCCTTCGCCAGATCGGGCTGCCGTAACAGCGTTGTCCAGTTTTTTGATGCCGATGAAACGAGAGAAAGCAGCTGCTTCGTCATCGCCTGGGACAAGGAATTCCCCGACGTTGTTGGCGATCTTTGCCGCCATTGAGCCAAGCTCTACGGTGCCACGGGCGGCGCCTTCCGCTGTGGAGGCTGCAACCTTGGGGAGCTCGCCTTTAACCAATGCTTTGCCGGCTGCGGGAATGCCTTTAGCAATCTCACCGGCCACCTGGGTTAAGCCATCAAACAGCAGGCCAGCACCTTCCTCTAGAGTAATGTCAGAGGAGTGCTTGCGGTACGCCTGGAACTCTTCGAAGCTGATATCTTCCCACGGGGTGGAAGGATCCTTCAGCTTAGCTGCGATCTGCTCAGAAGTTGGCGGGTATTTCTCCGCTAGGGTTGCCTGGATCTGCTCTGGGGTGGCGTCATCAGGGAACTCTTCGACGGTGTTATGGCCTGGAATGGCAATTCTCATTGTAAGCCGTAACCGGACCAGATGGCGTCAGGGGCTTGTCGGCCTTCGTAGCCTTCGATGTTGTTTTTGTAGCGGGTCTCCAGCTGGTCTGCTAAGTGGGATTTCAGCTTGGTGAGTGCTGCTTTCACCTGGCCGTCTGTCTTTTTGAAGCTGGTAGGATTGGCCACTACTCGGTCTAAGAGCTTAATCTCGCTTTCAGACATAGCACCAGGGCCGACGATTGCCAGCCGAAGAGAGCCTTTCAGCATTGCTGTCAGTGTCTCAGCTTCAGCTCTTAGCTTGGGCGAGAAAGCTTTGCCTGTCGTTCCTAAGATCTTAAGAAGTCCATCAACTCCCTTGTTGGTGTCTTCAACTGTCGTTTTGAATTCAATTAGCTCCTTGGCCGCTTCTGGCGTTCGGGCTAAACCGACATCCTTAACAGTTCGCGCCGTTACAGAGTCATTGTATTTCTTAACGGCAATCTGATCCGTAATCGATGGCTGACCGCTGCCAAGCTGCTTCAGAATGTCACCAACCCTCGCCTTTGGATTCTTTTTGAATGCATCCATCAGCATCTCGCGGCGAGAAGGTGTTTTGGTCTCAACCGTTGGCACCTCGGGCGCAGTTCTTCCGCTCACCTTATCCATCCCTGGAACAGGTGCATTGATCGTTGTAACCGGCTTCGGCTCCTCAATGGAAGCCATCAGCACATTGTTGGTCTGCTCTTCCTGCGTGGTTGCCTTCTCAATGGTTTCCTTTTGCAGTTGGTGGGCTTCTTGTGCTCTTACATCTGCATTCTGTGCTCGCTGGTCCTGGCGGTTTTGCAGGCGCATCTTCTCTTCGATTTGCCGCTTCGCCTCCATAACCGCCAAGCTGTCCTTCCACCCACGTAGCTCGCTCAACCCCATTTCCTCGCCACGGGCAAGAGCTTGGTTCATTGTATCCTTAATGGAGTCCTTGTCAGCGTCTGGGCTCGCCATAGCGACATCCGCACTACCTTTGACATACGTCTGGTAGAAGTTGCGTAGCATTTTCGCTTCCGCTTTGTTGCGGTTGAAGTTCTGAATGCCTTGGCCGATGGCGTTGCCGGCTTGGGCAATACCACCCTGCATCAGCAAACCAATGCGGCTGCGTTCCCGAGGCTGTTCAATGCCCTGGCCCTGATAAGATTGCTGAGAGAATGCCATTATCCGAAAATGTTAGGATTGCCTAATGCTCCGCCGCCAAGACTCCCCACAGCCCCGATGGTTCCACCAATGACACCAGCATTAGCATTCGCCTGTGCAATGGCCGCATTGTTGGCGGCGTTGAAGTTGTTTGCGTAGAGGCTGCCAGCGTAGGCTGACTCCGGGTTGAAGACCTGACCTGGGTTCATCGATTGGCCCTGACCGCTGACACCGATTGCTGCGTTGGGGCTCACACCGGAACGACCGAGGATTGCCATAAAAGGGTCGGCTGTGGTTGCTGAATTAACGCCAATCACATTGGTGGCGAATTGCTGCCTTTGCCTCTTAAGTTGCTCACCCACTTGGCCTGCATAAAGCGCCTCCGAAGCCACATCCCCGACACCGAAGCCCATGCCTCGGTCTGCCTGAGCTGTCCTGATGTTTTGTTCAGTCTGCCGTTGCAGGGCAGGGTCCAACTGGTTGCCGGCTTGTAGTTCTGCAAGTGCTTGGTTGTTTAGCTCATCGATCAGTGCCTGTTGCTGCGGGTTGGAAGCTTTAGCGGCTGCTGCCGCCCTGCCGCCTAACTCCTCAATAGATGCAATGTCTGCCTCCTGCTGGATGCGGCGGGATACAACGTCCGCTTCGGCTAGAGCGGGGATGGTCTCCTCTTTGTAGAGCTGAAGAAGGCCGGGATTGCCGTCAACACCCATTAGGGTGTCCCGCAGCACACTCAAATCTAGCTGCGCTTCAGCAGACCTGCCGTATTCAGAATTGCTTTCAGCCGCGAAAAGATCGGGCGCTAAATCAATTTGCGCCTGTAGAGTATCGCGATACTCCTTGCCCACGTCTCGGGGCGGTGGACTGTCAACGTCTTTTCCCATCTCTTAACCTTCGTAAGTAATCAATGCTGTATTTCTTCGGCTTCCCTGATCGCTCGCCCCAGACTTCTCTAGCGTTCGGGTAGCGTTCTAATAAGTATCCTGCAATTCTGCTAACCGCTCGTCTGTCAGTTGCAACTAAGTGGTAGACAACAATGATGTTGCCATCTTCACTGCTCTTCTCCCAGACTCCGGGCTCGCCCCGTTTCTCCGTGGTCATCTTCCACAGGCAGACGCCCTTAAGCCTGCTGTCACCACCCTGAACCAACCGGATGGTGTTGTCTTCGATGTTGAGGCCAATGTAACGCCTCAGATGATCAATGTTGCCTGTCAGAGGCATCCTGCCCCTGTTCGCTAGTAGATAAGCAGCAACAAGGTCTACATACATCAGACAAGCTTAATAATCTTCACCATCGAATAGATTTCAGGGTGAGAAGTATCCCCGCCAAGAGAACCAGCTGCATTGCCCAGGCCATCTGTGCTCCTGCTAGAAGTGCAACGGTGGCGCAGTTCCAAATCAGCAGCTGCGGACAAAGTGAAAATACCTGACAGATTTGCCCTCACAGCTTGCGCAGAGCTGTTGTCGGAATAGGTGGCTTCTCCATCAATCAGCGTGGTGCTGTTGGTGGTATCGTAAAGCCAGACAACGTGGGTGTCGCAATCGAAACCAGGAGCTGAGGCTTCTACTAAATAGCTTCCAGCCTGTAAGGTGATCCGATTAGAAGACAAGGTGGCGATGCTGCCGGGATCTGTGCTCTGGTTTAGGACTCGGGTTACGTTTGTATCCTGCGTAAAAGTGCCGCCATCTGTGCCATTGGTTTGTTCCTCCCAGAACACCGCAATCTTTGTGCTGGCTTGGGCTGCCCACTCCACCGTACCGGATGCATTAGTAACAAGGTATGTGCTGTTAGAGCCTGCCGAAATGTTGCTCGGGCTCACCGTGCTCACAGATGGCACCGTTGCCCACTCCGGGTTGTCGCTGGCACCTTTAGTAGTGAGCACTTGGCCGGATGTTCCTGGCGCTAGGTGGTTCCAGGTAGATGCCCCTCGGTAGAAGATGGTTCCTTGGTCTGCGCTTCCCAAGTGCTCCACACCGATAGCACCATTGGCAATTTTAGTGCCGTTGATTGCGTCTGCTGCAATCTTGGCAGTCGTTACAGAGCCATCTTCAATTTCAGAGCTGCCTACTGTACCGCTAATCGACACCATAGGAGAGCCTAACTGGTTCAGCTTGCCAAAGGTTACCTTGTCGGTTCCATCAGTCTGGAACGTGTAGCCTGGGGAGAGTGTAATTGAGAGTGCCATTAGACTAAGCGGTTCCAGATCTGGCTCTCATTGGAAACCAGTATTGTGACGCCCTTATCAGGCAGGGTGATGGCAGAGCCGTCCAGCGAACCAGAAGACTCGTTACAAGTAATGCTTACCCCGGTGTTGTTCATAATTACCTTCACATTGACTTCGCCATTAGGTGCTAGAGGAACAATGCAAGTAGCGGGTGACGTAAAGCTGTGGAGGATCGTTAGAGGGGCAGTTGTGTTGACCGTCTGACCACCAGAGGTGATTTCCTCGGGGGCAGCAAAGATCTTCTGTAAAGCAGCCCAACCGTCATTGATGCCGACCGTGGGGTTGCCAGCTACACCGTTGCCGTTGGTAACCGATAAGCCGTCAGCACCGGAGATGGTCCGCTGCTGGCAGTCGCCATTAGAGTCGAAAGCCCAGATGCCGTAGCTGCTAGTAGAGCCCGAGGTATCAATGGCATCGATGGCCCTTACGGCAGAATCGGTGTGCTGGAGATACTTAAGCGTCTCCAGAAATTCTGCCCTCGGGTAGTTCGTTGTCGAAACCGGCCCGTTGGTCTCATTGATTGAAAAGTTTATTTCGCCGTCTGCCATTAGTGTAGTGCTCCGTGTTCGCCGTGCTTCTGCTCGCCATTCATCTTCTCAGCACCTGCGGCGTGGATTCTTATCCGGCCCTGGATGTTTGTGATTTTGACCTGGTAGTAGCTGCCCCTTCTGTTCGTCAGATACTTATTGGCCCAGGTCTGGTACTTCGCTAGCTCAATCCCGCCATCGTCCAGGCAGGTGCCTCCGTTCACTTCATCTGTGTCCAGCGTTACCGAATAGTCCTCTCGGCCCGGTGTTCTGAAATCCTTGTTCGGATTCGCCACCGCCCAGTCCTCAATTGCAAAACCGAGATACTTGGTTCTGTCCTTTGTAATATAAGCAATGGCACCGTTTTGGTCCACCCAGGCAGACTCTTCGTAGGCTCCATCGGTTATAACTGTCACCGTGTATTTTGGATCCCAGGTGCTGACGTGGAGCATTCCTGTTCGCCATCGGCCCTGGTTGCCCCCAGCATAGCCATAAGCCCTGGTGATGACTTCGAATTCAATCGGCTGGCAAGTGACGGAAGTCTCAGCCGAATTGATCAGGGTGATGTAGGGGTCGTTGGTCGTAACACCAATCGGGCTGGAGCTGGTAAGGCGCACACCACAGGCAAGCTGGCTCGCTGTTGCTCCACCGCTATCCCACTGATCGTAGTTAGCGTTGCCCGTCGAAAAGCCGAGGTAAAGGTTTTGAGCGGGGAATGTGTTGCAAGGATCAGAGTAATCAGAGCCAACACCCCAATGCTTTGTTGCCCCCTGGTCCCAGTTCTCGGCCAGAGACAGAACAGCTGTGGTGCCATCGCTTAGCGTCACATCGTCCCCTGATGGGTGTTCCGACCATTCGACCTCTCTCGTTGCCCTGATCGTATCGCCATTCGTTACGCTTAGCGTGGAGCCGTCTGAAGGGTGGCCAGAAAGCACAATGTCTACAGAGTAAGTGCCAGTAGCACCCGCTTTGATTGCATCTTCTTCCGAATACTCATAGAGGCCGATGCAACCGGAGTAGTCTACAAAGTAGAGGGCGTCAGATCCGTTGTTGTCTGCTGTGAAGAAATACTTAACCGTTGTGTCATCGTAACCGCTCCAGGCTTTGTTCAGAAAGTCGTAGACCAGGACACAGTTGTTAGTGTAACTGCCATCGATTGGAATGCTCAGGTAGTAGCGATCTCTGAAGTAGCCGGCTGAGGCATTGTTCTTTGCAGCAAACCAGTTAATGCGGTCAACCATTGGCTGCATCGGGGCACTGTTCGGTTGATCTGTCCCTTGCAGCTTGTTCTCTTCCGTACGGTTGATGCTGGTAACCCCTCGCTGGCTAAGGAACCACAGATCTTTGCCGACGTTAACCACTGATCGCCTACCAACCAATCCATACTCCGTGGTGATGTCGTCCAGAATGGCGTTTGCGCTCCAGTCGCCCTGTAGGTTGGTCACTGCATAGATTGAGGAGTCCTTAAAGACAACGATGGTGTTGTCATTGAACTTCTCCAGGTGAACCACGTCATCTGCGTCACCCTGGTTAATCCGAAAGCTGTTGAAGACTGAGTAATCTGTTGCGCTCAGAATGTCGGAGACAGCAACATTGTCTGCCTTAGAGGCACCTGTAGGGATGTAGGGGACAGAAAGCCGATTCTGGAAGTAAATGGAAGTCTTACTGTTCGGAATACTAAAAATCGAAGGATTAGTAGAATCGGTAGATGTGGCAACAGTAAAGCCTGTATCCAGCGAATCCATCGTCAAAACGGTGTCGTCGTAACCCCGATGCAGGAAGCACTTGTTGAAGGCTGATGTGAACCAAAAGCCATCCAGCGCAGTCTGGCTGTTAGAGGGAAAGTTGCTGTCCGATGGAACGGCGATGGTTACCGAAACAGGCACCTGCCGCACTCGGTTACCCTGGCGGCCAGCCCAGATTTTAATGGCTTCACCCGTCCTGCTGGCTGCGAACAGTTGCCACTGCGCACCGTTAGGATCTTCCCACACACCAACGCCGTAAATAGTGCCAATACTTACCGGAATGTTCCAATTGATATCACCCTCATCCCAGTTAACACCCCAACTGGTTGCTCCGAGGAAGTTAAACCTTACAGGCATCATCCCCAGACGCGCCTCGGCTCTCCCAAATCGGAAACGAGCATTCTTAGCAAACGAACAGAACCCAGGCTTTAACTGCTGGGGGTCAACCCGCATGTCTACCCCAGTAAAGTAAAGGTCGCCATCAGGCAACCTCTGCTCATCTAAACTGTTAATCAGTTGGTTCATATTACAGCCATGCTCTTCAAAGCTGACTCCAAAGTCTCATTTGATCGCTCCCAGGAATACTTCGCCCCCCTTAAGGAGGCTTTCAGGCTTTTATCTTCCACCTCACTGCCACCTTCGGCCACCCGCTGCATCTGTGCAATTAAGGAATCGAAATCCGCTTCCGCATACAGACCGCAGTCTTTGTAGTGGTTGGTTCCGGCTACTAGTTTGTAATCAACCGGAAACCCTACGGTCTCGTCGTAGAACTCACTGATACCACCAAACGGCACAGCAATCACAGGCCGGCCAATAGCCATTGCCTCGTGCTGCATCAACCCCCAGCCTTCGCCCCTGGAGGCGCTCACAAAGCAGTCTAAGTCCTCATACCACTGCGCCAACCTCTCCGGCTCCCAAAACTCTTTGATCAGCTCAACCCGATCATCCTCAACCGCAATGTCGGGATCCTCTGGGTAACACTTCACCTGCAACTTAACGTCGTCCCGACCATCGAAGGCCAACTGGAAAGCTTCCACCACATCGGGGATCTGCTTCCGGCAACCCCCTGCCATCGTTCGGCCTGCCGCTCCAAACAGAAAGTAGTCCTTCTCTTTCTTTGGCCTGTAGTTAAACAGTTCCGTTCGGCAGCCCATCGGCACTTTGTAGATCGGAACATCTACGCCCTGAGCACTGAACACCGATTGCTGCCACTCGCTGGGAACAATCACACCGATAGTGTTGTTGAGGTTAACCACTGCCTGAGAAGGCAACCTGGTTGACTCCCACATTGTGTTATAGATGATGTCCTTCTTCTCAGCCGGCCCAAAAGACGGGCAGTGGATCACCATCTCCCACGGTTCAACCTGCAACTTGTGGACTATCGTATCAGCAGCCCAACGGGGAACCCTTCCGGCTTCCCGCATGTCGCAATCAATCGGTAGCGTGTTAACGTCATACCCTAGCTTTCCCAAACCTCTAACAACGTGCATCCAATGGAAGGAATAGCTAGAATAGCCATCAGGCACGCCTCGCAGAACAACCCTGGTTTTCATAAAAGTTAATCCATCACAGAAAGAGCTTCTTTAGAGCTTCGAATTTCTCATCCGTTATCCACCCAAATGCCCAGCAGAGGAAAACGAGAGCAGAACCAACAGCGCTACCAATTGGCTTCCAGTTTTTAAGAGCCCAAGCCCAGCCAATGACAGTCGCAGCAGGGCGAGCACAAGGAACCACATAACTGATGAAATTTTCGAATTCACCATCGTCATTCCTTACAACACTGACTACAAGAGATGCCCAGAACGCTTCGTTCGCGTTTTTGCGACGATAACGCTTCTCCATGCTGTATCCATCAGATCCATTCCTTTTGCGGCATTTGTCGACTTCCTGCTGGTCGGGCTCAATGTCCGCGTCATAGGTAAGCTCTCGCCATGTCCGCTTTTGAATTTCTGAAGGAGCGTATCCAAAAATCCTGCACAGCTCTTCATTGACATACAGCCACTGCCCTTCCCCGCTGACCACCGCAATACCAATGGGTGCCTCGTCGAATGCCTGCTGAAAGACTTTTGCAGGCGAAAACTGGGTCTCTAAATTGTCCACTTACTACGTTCATATTCGGCAAGGCCGCCACTAACCGGAGGTGGTGAGAAAAGGCAGGGCAAGCAGACGTTCCGGCTTTCGTATCTGCTGACGCCTCAGTCCTCAGCAGGGGCCGCAGGCGCGTTGGTTACAACAATGGTAGCGGGTGGCCGATTGATAAGGGCCAGAATGACTTCATCAGATAATCCAGGGCCACCAGAAGAGCCAACCTGAGAGCCTGCCAGAAACACGGCAGCAAGGTCGCGTAACTGCGCCTCCCCGCTGGCTGCATCTGCTTTGGTGGATTGCTTTAGCCCGTCCGGGCCAAGCTCCTTGTCACTCTCAATTCCAGCTAAATCCACTTTCGCCCCGAAGGCTACGACGGATGTTGTCAGCTGGCCACCACCCTCCGTCTGCACCCTGTTGCTGTATCGGGTGCAACCCAACAAGCAGATGGAGGCTAGAAAGATAGCTGTTAAGGCTTTCATTTCAGTCCTCCAGTGCAGCGAGTTCAGAGAGTTCAGAGAGGATTGCGGCCTTATCTTTGAAGGCCACATCATTGGCGTTGACAGCATTAAGAGACCCCTCAATGCCATCATAGAGGTTGCCTACGGTGGCAACGTCCATATCGGGGAGGACTGCCCCGGTGGCCTCCAACCCGTCACGCGCATCCAGTAGGGCTAGCCCTTGGTCGATCTTTTTGTTGGCTGCGATCCTGAGTGACTGGTTGTTGAGAGATGCCTTGGCGGCGTTTAGCTCTGCTCGTATGTAATCTGTTTCTGCGCTCATATGATTAGCTTCCGTGGGTGTGGGCGACTAAGTAGTAGGTTGTTCCACCAATATCGATTGGGATCTGATGGCTGACCGTTCCGGCTGTAGTGATCGCATCTGCTGCATATTTCGCAACAGGGGCATCCGTAGCCAAGTTCTCCTGGCGGATGGTGCCTTCTGCATCAATCCCAGCCTTAGAAGATCCGGCAACCTTCACATCCAAAAGCATCGAATCTGCCGCAGGGCTCTCTGCGTCAATGTCAACGACCTGAGTCTTCCTCAGTGGAGTGACAGACGTTGCACTAGCGTGCAAGCCGTTCGAAGACGCGTCGCGGATTGAACCATCAGATTCAACGGACTCAGGGAGGTATGCTGCGACAGCTCCGATGGGTGTGATCCCGCTAGAATTACTCCAGGTTGTCGGCGTGGTCCCTGTAGCGATAAACTCAACGTCAGTCGCGTTGGAGCTTGCTCCCACGTTAGTGAAGTCGTCCCCGCTCTGGAAATTGGAAATGCGGTATCTTTGTCCGACTTCCAGAGTGCCGCTTGTTACTTCTGTGCCACCCCATTGGTCGGCGACTTCTACGCTGTTCCCGGTCACTCCCAACCTCGCCACTTGTGTAGCCGTGAGTTCACGGTTGAAGATGAGAACGCTGTGAATCTTCCCGTTTGCGTGGACTGCGTTCCCTTCGCCGATCTCTACCGCCTGAGACGTGTTGTGCATAGCAACATAGGAGCCGCCAGAGGCATCCGTCAGAGTTTCGGCTTCGCCATTCCAATAGAGATTGATGTCAGTGTAAGACGACGCGTTTCCGTTGTAAGTAGCAACTACGTGGTGTTTTTTTCCCGTGGTAAGAACAGTCGTGCCTTTAGCAATCAGTTTATTTATGACCCCGTTATCCCAAAGGGATAATGAGATTAACCCTCCTGTATCAACTGTTAGCCTCCACTCATAATTAGGGTTCTTCATTTTGCTAACGATGTCAAAGCCACTTGTCAGATCATCGATTTCGAACTCCGCAGCTAGACTGAAAGGTGAGTCGGTCGTGGAGTTACCGAAGGATAGCAGGTTAGTGTCAGCGACAGTATTAACCGAATCAGTGCCGTTATAGTAGCCTCCATTGCTAGGCTGTCGCGCACTGGTTCGGTCGTTGACATCTGCCGTTTGGAGGTAATCACCAGCAGTTGCAGCGGCAGCTTGGGTTGCTGATCCATCAAAAAGGTTGGCAACACCAGGCACCTTGTACCAGACACTGCCGTCATAGCGCAGGATGTCGCCGGCTGCGAGCGTAATACTGCCGGAACCGTAGTCCCTAGAGCCACCCACCGTTACCGTGTAGTAATCGGAGAGCGTGCCTGTGCCGTCAATGACAGTGGGTGTGTTGGTGGAAACGTTATGATCGCCTAAGTCGTTGCCGGTGGAGGCACCAGCAGGCAGACGGGAGACGGGGATCTTATTGGATCCGTCCAACTCACACAGCTTATAGGTGGTTGCGTCTCCGCTGAAAGTGCTCGCGAAGTCCGTCTTCAGGGATGAGCCGAGGATCTTCTGCGAATTGTTGGTTGCACCGTCCATCCCGAAGTAATCATCGGAATCGACGGTTGTTGCCGTTGTTGGCCAGTCTTTTAGTCTAGTGCTCATCTTACGTGGTAAAGGGATGTTTCGTTGCCAAGGTGGTCACAAACCGTGTTGCCCCTGTGGTCTGCCCAGTAGAAAATAATGTTGCTGGTGATTGTCTGCTGACCTGTGTCCGTGCAGACGATGCTGCCTAAGTGATCCACCCAATAGTCTTGCTCATCTGAAGCGGGTAGACCGTCCAGAAGAGTTGCTGAGCAAAGAAGTGGAGCCCTTGTTAAAAGCATTTAGTAAACGGTAATGTCGCCGTCGCCGGTCCAAGTCACAGAAGAGGCGTTGGTAGGGTAAAGCCCGATGATGCGAACAGTTGTTCTCAATCCAATCTCAGTAGACTTGTAATTGATGTTACAGAGTGCGCCACCTGTTCCATGGCCATACAGATACTTAATATCGCCTGTGTAGGTTGTGTCAGATCCATCCAGGTAGTCCTTCGGCTCCGGGAAAGGATCACCGTGCGAGCCGATTTCAATCTGCTGGGAACTCATCTGCCCAGGCACTTTGCCGTGTAGTGTTAATCCGCTCATCAGTATCCTGTTACTTTGTATCTTACGTCCTGCCCCTGGATGGTCTCCAGCTGGTTAACCTCCTGGTCCAGGGCTGCCTGCGCATCCCGTTCTGCTGGGTGCGACTTGTCCATCTGGCCGTCGTGCCGCAAGTAATCGGCATACGTGCCTCGGATTAAGAAATTTCGAAGCACATCTGGAAGCTCTACTAAGCTCCACTTACTTGGCTGTGCGTTCGGGCTGTTGTCGGTGGATCCATCACCGGTAATAGCCTCTAGGGCGGTGTAAAAGTTGCCCAAGTTGTTGTCGTAAGCCTGCTCACCTACTGCGTAATTGGTGCCGGTTGCTTTACTGTAAAGATTGCCGGTAAGACGTGGGTGCTGCTTTCTGTAATGCACCCAGACAGCCGTTAGCGTTGTGTCCAGCTGAATGCCGTTCTCAGATAAGAAGTAATCAACTGGAGTGCCGTCAGCGGCTGTCTTCGGGTTCTTATCCCAAACCTCAAAGACCGTTTCGATCTCGTTCTGGCCGCTCTGATTTAGGGCAACGTAATTGCCTTCAACACCGCCAGACTGGGTAACCGTTCGGCTTTCAATAACGCAAAGCTCTGGCCATCGGGCCTGGTTCCAGCCCAGTTTAAGCCGGTTGTTAACGAAGTCTCTTAGCAACCTCCACTGCACCTTGCCTGGTGCCACCTGGTTAACGCCGTCCAGATCCTGCTCAATGCCGGCAAGGTTCAGAACGTTGTCGTAGATTAGGCTGTAATCGACAGTTTTCACCTAGTCGCCGTAGCCAACAGTATTCCGCCTTCGGTCCTGCTTAGCGAAAAGCTCAGGGTTCTTCTGTTGCTGGTATTTGATGAAATCGGGGTCGCGCAGGATGTCTTTGTGTTCCTGGTGCATCCACTCCTTGGCGACGTTGCCAGGGATTTCATACTTCAGCTGACCGAGCCCTTTGATAGACCTGGATCCTTGGTTGCTACGAGCAATCTCTTGCGCTTCTCGCTCAGCCTGAGCATTGCGCTTCTCGTAGTTGGTGTAGTGCCGCTCGGCCCTCTGAGCTGCAACTTTCTCTAGTATGTTTTCCATAAGTTAAAGTGGTGGGGGACTGCGAATTCCCCCACCGTTCCAGGGAACCATCACAACCCAAGGCAGGGCTGTTTTGGTAATTATGCGAAGTCAGCCGAGTCGAACATCTGCAACAGGACGACAAGCTTACCAGCGTTCACAGTGCTGATGTCTTTGCCGCTCGTTGCCGTAAAGGTGATGTCGATGGTGTCGGCTGCCGTGTAGACGTAGTAGTTGCTGAGAGCGCCCGCCTTGTAGTCAACCTCGGTTGCGTCCACACAGACCTCCGTAGAGGTAAGGAAGCGGTTGGTTGAGCCACCATCCCCGACGATGTAAGCCAGAGAAGTAAGGGTTGCATCAGAACTGTCGAAGTCTGTCACCAAGCGGTGGAGGGCTTTGCCTACCACCATCCCGGCTGGGACAGATACCGTAAACGTCTGCGTATTCGTTGAGTTGGTGAAATCACCGTGCTCTACGACGATTTGATGGGTGAAGCCAGTTCTGGCCTGTGCTTCGTAGCCTAGTTTAGATGGTTGAATTGCCATGTCTTCAGATCCTCTTTCTTAGCTGAGTGCTGTGTTGAACTGTCCCAAACCAAGAGGATTCAGAATGCGAAGAGCGCACTTGGCTTCGATGTAAGTCCGCTCACCACCACCGAGGTTCGGTAGAGGTTTGACGGTTGGCTGTTTGAAGGAGGCAAGCTCCACCTTAGACATGTCCAGGAGGTAGCCTCGGCCCTTGTCGGTTGCGAACGTAGCAGGAGGGGCACCCGCTCCAATGAAGTTGGAGCTGACCACCTCAACGGTGCCGTAGTCGCCTTCGTAGACCGAAACAGAGTTCCGAACTCGGGCTCCACCACCATCGTAGTTGAACTGCCGGCTGAACTTGGCAGCGTCACTGTCTGCATACTGCGCAAACCGGGTCATATCGGTGATTCGTCGTCGAAGCGTAGAACCACAGACAAGGGCGTAACTGCCGCTCATACCAGTCTGGTCGTAGATTTCCTGGAAGAGAGTTTGGATGTCATCTTCGGTGATGTTCGCCGTTGCCGTGGTGACGATCTGGTTTGCGTTTGGTCGGTAAGCCTCGGGAACCTCATACAGCGTTTGAGCTGCAATGTTGGTTGTGTCCCGAATCCAGATACCCAACCCTCGTCCAAGCCGCGGGTTTTCTGCTCCGTCGTCTTCCTGGTGCTCTTGGTCAGAAAGGCAGGTTGCTTCGATGTCGCGGCCGATCTCTTCCAGCTTCTTAGCGATTGCTTCAGACATTTCATCGCCCTTCAAACCAGCCACATCAGACACCTCTTGTGCATCAGGGCTAACCTTCGCCGTTCGACGGTGGGTTTGCAGATAGGTGCGCAGCATTGCGCGGTTCTCTGCGTGGTTTTCGAAGGTGGAAACGTCGGTCCCATCAACAACACCGCCAAGCTTTGGGGGGTCGTATGCGTCCACCGTCCACTGCATAAAGGTATTGTGAGGCGTTCGGCCCTTCCTTACGCGAGAGGTAAACGGTGTTTGCTTTTCGTCTGTCCGAGTGATCAAATCCAGCACGTCTTCGCGCTTGTGGATCTGATTTCGTTCTAATAGTCCAGATGCCATGTATCAGTTGTTTCTAAACTGAGCAAATTATTGTTCTTGGTATGCGCCTGCCCGGATCAGTTCTGCTAAAGCGGCTCTTCCACCGCCTTCTCTAACCCGCTTGGCTGCTGCGTCAGCTTTTTCCTGGCTGGTAACCTTCCGAGGCTTCCCGCCTGCCGGCTTACCTGGTTGTGGAGTTGGTTGAGCTTTGGGTTTAGGGGCTGCCTTTTTCTGTGCTGCCTCTCGCTCCCGGATTGCACCGCCAACCATTCTGGCCAGCATAATTTTGTGCATCGGGATTTCCCTTAGCCGCAAGTCGCCAAACTTCTTTAGAACATCCTGTATAACAGCCCCG